TCTTTTCATTAGGAGTAAGCCACCAAGATTTAGCCATTTGGTCTACTAGTTTTTCTGTTTCTTCTTGTAATTCAGGTATACTAGTAAAATCAAAATCTATACAGATTTTCTCTCCAAACTTAGGAGCCAGCCACCTATTAAATTCATCTCTAATGTTTATCAGTTGAGGTATTACGCATTGTTGATATAATGCTTTCTTAGCCTCTTTCATATTGTTATATGTAGCGCTATCTGTATTATTCAACATCTGTACAGGAACATTGTATATGTTACAAAGGTCTTTTACTGAGGCGTTATATTGTTCGATTAGTGATAAATCAGTAGCAGATAATCCAAAATTTACCCAAGACATCTTCTTAGGGCTAATAAGAATATCTCCAGCATTACTAGACCCTTGATGAGCTTGTCTAAATTTATCCTTTAGCTGTTGTGCTTGTACTTCATTTATTCCGTCCTCTTCTTGAGTTGTTAGTATACCTCTAGCTGTTTGATTCTGTAGATATTTTACGCCTGTTTGTACAGCTTCGTTATTAGTAGTTAAACTTCTTAGACCAGCTTTAAGAGGACTTTGTCCGTATAGATTAGAGCCTGAGCCGTCAAAATATGGGTTAAAATCCTTTATATGACAGATAGCGTCTGCTGGTATTTTATATTCTCCGTTATACTGTAGAGTATATTCTTTTACAGGTTGCATTAATCCACCTGATACAATCTCCATTTTTTGAGAGGGTAATACATATAGCTCTTGAAATTTTCCTAGATTAACGCCTGTTTCAGGACCTATACCATAAATATATCTGTTACCTGTAAGCATACCGAACGCTATAATTTCTTGTAAGAAGCTACTAAAAGATTGAGCTGGATTAGGTCTTTCTAGTAACCTATGTAGCTCAGTATCTTCTAATTCTACTAGAGCCTCTTTTCTTAGTAGCTTACTATGTAGTATAGATTCTTTAGTAATAATACCACTATTCATACTTCTATACTTCTGATAAGAGCTCTCTCTTACTTTCTCATATACCATTAGCGGTATACTAGAAGCAGTTTTAGTTACTAGGTTGATTATAGAGTATATTGTAGCGTTTTGCCTATAGCCCTTATCTATATAGGTATCATCATTTTCACTATTCCATATTACAGATTGGCCCAGCCAATTATATACAGCTCTATTATATTGTTCGTTAGTGTTTTGTGAGTTTTTAAATAAGGCTCTCAGGTTATCTATAAGTCCCATATGAATTACTATAAATTTTTTTCAAAAATACAAAAATTAATTTTTATACTATAAAGAAGCTATCATTATACTTATATCTAGTGTATACAGCATACCTCAAAGCGTCTAGTAAATGTTCAGGCGCTGAGGTAATTGGCTTGTTAATAATAGTACCGTCTTTCAGTTCTTCCCATAAATAGCCTTGTTGCTCTTTAAAGATATTCTTACTACACTTACTAATAAATACCTCAAACTCCTTTAGCTTACTGATACCAGCATTTACACTACCAGCACCTTTTATAGAGGGCTTAACCATAAGGCCCTCTCGTCTAAGTTCTTCTATACTCTTAGGCTCAGCACTATCACACACTATTAATAAATCTTCTAGATTATGCTCTTTAATGAAATTAGCTATATCCTTGTTAGTCATACCTTTACGATAACAGATTTCCTTTACATATAGCTTATCATTATGCCTACCTACCTTTACTATTCCTGTACAATCTTGTGAGTAACCAAAATCTAGGCCTAAACAGTAATCAATATCAGGGAATTCTACATAGTCAATATATTGCCAAGTAGTATAGATTTGCCTCTTAGTAAATACAGCCCTCTGTCCTAGTCCAAATACGTTATAGTAATCTTCATCTCTAGATTTAAGTTTCTCTATCTCATCTATTACAGATTGAGGTAGAAATTTGTTATCTCTCCAAGTACTAATATGAAAATCTATATCAGGGCTATCTGTATCTATAAGCTCAGAGTATAACCAGCTTACAGCTTCACTAGGGTTAAAGTCAATTATAATCTTCTCTGTTGTTCTCATAGCTATTTGCCTATAAGTTTCATAATCAACAGTATTAGCTTCATTAATGAAAGCAATATCGTGCTTAGCTCCCCTTAGTTTAGCTGGGTCATCAGCTCCTAACATTTGCACTACTGAGCCGTTATAGGTCCAGGTACTCTCACTCTTATTATGCTTACCTAGTGTATATAGTCCTAGCTTATCTAGTATATTGAAAAAATCTCTCATTACTGAACGCTTCAAGGAGGGCATACTATCTCTGATAATAGTAATAGTCATAGGTTTCTTACTAGTAGTTAATCTATATACTAGATATTGACAACAGGAATAAGTTTTTCCGCTTCTAGCTCCACCCTGTAATATAGTGATACGCTTATCTGAATTTACTAACTGATAGAATTGTTTGTTACAGTATTCCGTTACTCTGCTGGAGTCCATTCGATTACTTTAGATTTGAAATTACCCTCTACACTAACTTCAGACCTTTCTATATAACCTCTAGATTTACCTTTGGTCTTTAGATAGAATAAAGTAGCTGGTACATTATTTGTCTTGATAAGCTCATAGAGTTTGCTCTCTGCAAAATCTAAAGCAATATTATTTATATCTTGTACGCGCTCTCTAAAGTTTTTATCATCTCTAAGCCAATTATAGTAAGTGCCTCTAGTAATACCTATACGCTTACAGGCTGTAGTAACTACTCCTAAAGACATCTCTAGAGCTTCTAGTAATGCTTCTTTTTTTTGCTCCGTTTTACTCATAGTACAAATATACTATAAATCTGTAAAGCCAGCTAAGGGATAAAAAACTAGTGTATTTCTGTAGCCGTCTTTGCTAGTAGGAATAATAGGCGTAACTCCGTGAATATTTCTCCAGGCTGGATATACTAGCATACTATTATCACAGCTATTAACTGTAGCGCCATAATCAGGTACTGTTGTGTGTCCTCCTGTAGCGTTGTTCTTCTTTGCTATTATAACATTACAACACCCTTTAATATTCGCGTGGTCAATGTGAAAATTTGCAGGTATATTATAATTACTAATGCTACTTGTAAACAATCTACCGAATCTCCATTTTTCAGGTACTGTTTCCTCTATTAATTTTTTCTGTTCTTCGTATATAGTAGGTGCTAATTCCTTTATAATCTCCTCAGCTTCTCTACATAAGAGATACATAGCTTTTACAAAGTTCTTAGCGGACTCTACATTATGTACAGAGCTTCTTGTAGCATATGTACGTCCTAAGTGTGGCTTAGGTAAACAGCTCCCTAGTATTGTACTGTATTGAGATACATCATTTTCAGGATTATCAAAACCAGATGAACGCTTCATAACCGACTTAGGCACACGCTTAGAGCGTAACTCATTATTTGCCAAATGCGCCAATTTAGAGGCCTTTTCCGAGTACTTCGCTAGGTCTGCTATGTAGAAACCTATTACCTCTCCATTTTCGATAAAGAGGCTATCTTCTGTTACATTTGGCTCTATATCTCCGCAATCATCTCCAATAGTAACATTATGCTCTTGTTTTACTAATTCAATTTTTTTCATATTCTGCTCTTACTTGTTTTAAGTGTTGTATTATTAGCATACCTACATAATCTCCTCTATCTCTAAAGAACTTGATAAGCTCAAAGGCCTCTTCATAGTGCTCTAGGTTAAAAGGTATCTGTATACCTCTCTTAACTCCCATTTGCATATCATCTACTATAGAATCGTCAAAATCATCTAGTAAGCTCATATCGCTCTCTGGCTCTCCTTTCCAAACATCAAGACCCCATTCCTCTAGCTTTACTTCATTCCATTCATTAGCAATAATATCCCAATCCCATTCACCGAAGCTATTATTATCCTTAATGATAAACTCTCTCTGTTGTTCTTCTGTAAGTTCTTCAGCTACTACAATATAGACCTCCTTTAGCCCAGCTTCTTTACAGGCCTTTAGCCTCATATTACCGCCTAGTACAATCATATCCTGATTTACTACTATTGGCCTTAATTTTAGCATTTCTGGGAATTCCTTAATGCTCGCTACTAACCTGTTAAACTTATTATCTCTAATAAATCTAGGGTTAGATTTGTTCATCTTAACCTTACTAATCTTTACTAATTGTGAATTCATACCCTCTTTTTTATGTGTATAATATGTATAATGTTTTACAAATGTATAATAAATTTTTAATTCTCACAATAACGCGAATAAAGGAAGCTATACAGCTCCCATATTTTATTAGAAGCTATCTTCTGGTTTTTATATGTCTTAGTAGACCTAGTAATATTCCCATTGTCGTTTATCTCTATATAGATATGCTGACCTATAGGTACTATGTATATCTTGATACCATTATTGAAGCACCAGCTCTGGTGTTCTAGGTTGAATCCTTGTTCCACCTGTAAGAAAATTTAATGAATAGTAAATATATATTTAGCTCGTTAAAGTCGTATACTGTGCCCATAAATTCATCATCTTTAGGGTAATAGGTATATCCTACTAATAGGCCGTCCCAAAAGATTATTATTTCAAAATCTTGCATTAGATAAAATTAATAAAATTTCTAGAAAGGTACGTTATTATCTCTTATTACCTTGAATTTTTTGTCTTTCTTGCCTACAGGTTTATATACGCCTCCATTATAAAAATCAGGTGCTAAATCGAATTGGCCTAGTTGGCCGTTCTCTTTACGCTTAACTTTCTCTATGTATACCTTTACTAAATCTGATTTGTACTCTGTTTTATTGCCTATACATCTATATACTATTATCCCATTATACGCCTTATTAAAAAAGTCCGCAGACCCTGATATACTGTATAGATTGGGCTTCTTAAATACTCCGTCCTCGCTTTCTATCTTCTTAGGGTGTGCTATCAGGAATAAATGTGAGTTAGTTTGCTGTACAAACTGAGTAATTAAGCTCAGTTGCTTACCTATATAGCTAAAGTCCTTTTGAGCTGTGTGGTCTAGCATATTATAAGGGTCTATTACAAAGACCTTTACGCCTCTTTGTAGTACTAATTCTCTAAAGCTATCTAGTATACCTTTTAGTGTGAGGTTTTTCAAATCTATTCTAATCCAGCTGAAATATTCCTTTATAAAATCTTTAGTATTATTCAAGTCCTCTACAGTACAGTTTTTTCCGTTGATTTTATTAGCAATTCTCTTTATGTGGCCCTCATAAGGGAATGATTCAGGGCTAAATATAGCGCTCTTGAATTTATGTAGCTTAGCTATGTTTACTAATATCTGGTCCATAATATCAGATTTTCCACTATTAGGAATACCGCTTAATACAGACCATTCTCCAAATGCTAGATTAAAAAAGTTGTCGCTCTCTCCTAATCCAATAGAGTAATTTTCTATTCCTGACTCAGAATATGTTAGCACCGATTGCCACACATCGTCGATTGACAAAACACCGACAAGGGGGTAGTTTTTAGCCGTTTTAAGCACACTTCGCAGATATTCAGACCCTTTGCCTAGCAGACATTCGTTTGCGTCCTTAAACTCCCCAAAATCGACATATTTACATCTGTAATACCCCAGCCTCCTAGCCAATTCATTACGTAATTTAATACCAGCTTCATCGTTATCTGTACATAATACTATCTCTTTCTTACGCTTAAAATATTCATAGCAGTTGTCTAGATAAGTAAGATTTTGATTGCCTTTACTCGCACCATTAGGTACACTTACAACGCTATAAATACCGCTTTCATATAAGCTAAGGGCGTCTATCTCTCCCTCTACTATATAACAAGTTTCAGTATCTAGATTAAGATTATTAAGGCC